GGAGGAAGTCCGGCGGCCATTTGTGAACAAAACGGCCCCAGGCTCGGGCGCGGACACGTCCGGGCGCCGCCTAGGCACGCGGGCGCGGGGATCCTTGCGGCCCCTCCCCCCGCCCCTGAAAAGTTTTCGGGGCGGGTGCGGAAGACCGCAGGCATCCCTCCACGCGAGAAATTTTCCCCACGGAAATTTTCCGGGGGAGCGAAGGAGGACAATATGGCAAAGCGCAAAAAGAAAGATCAGCCGCTTCTGCCGCCCCTGGCAGAGGGAGAGTGGGTGGCCATGCCGGAAAAACTGGAGGCGGTGCTGGTAGCGGAGCTGGTCCCCTATGCCGACAACGCCAGGACCCACAGCCCAAAGCAGATCCGGGCACTCCAGGCGTCTATCCGGGAGTTCGGCTTTGTCTCCCCGGTAATCATCGACGCCGGCAGGAACATCTTTGCGGGCCACGGCCGGGTGCTGGCCGCCCAGGCTCTGGGCCTGGAGACGGTGCCATGCGTATACGCGGAGCACCTGACGGAAGCCCAGCGGCGGGCCTACATCCTGGCCGACAACCGCCTGGCGGAGCTGGCCGGGTGGGATATGGAGCTGGTCACCGGGGAGTTGGAGGCACTGGAGGAGCTGGGGACGGACGTCAGCCTCACTGGCTTTGCGCTGGAGGAACTCACATCCAAGCCGGAGAAGAAGCCCATACCGGAGAGCAGCACCAAGAGTGAGAAGCTGGTCACCTGCCCGTCCTGCGGCTGTGAGTTCAGCCCCACCAGGCGGAGGAAATGAGCAGAGAGGAGGGATTATCCATGGCGGGACAGCGGCTGCCCTTTGAGGTGGTGGAGGCCCGGGGAAGGAAGCATCTGACCAGGGAGGAGATCGCAAGCCGGGAGATTTCAGAGATCAAGGCGAGTCCGCCCAGGCAGCTCCGCTCGCCGGACTATCTGCCGGAGAGCCTGCGGAAGGAGTTTCTGACTCTGGGGAACCAGCTCAAGGAGCTGGGGATCTTCAGCCGGCTGGACTATGACACCCTGGCCCGGTACCTTATCGCCCGGCAGTTCTGGCAGAAGGCCGCCAACGAGGTCACCGCCGCTATGAAGGCCGGGGATCTGGCCGGCGCGGAGAAGTGGACGGGCATCCAGGACAAGTACTTCAAGCAGTGCCGGAGCTGCGCCAATGACCTGGGCATGACCATCGGAGCCCGGTGCCGTCTGGTGGTGCCCCAGCGGGCGGAGCCGGAGGAGAACCCCCTGGAGGCCCTGCTGAAGGGCAGGCGGCAGGCGTGAGTACCGCACCCGCGCTCCTGACCCTGACGGAGGGGGTCACTGTCCCCCTTCCGGAGGAGGGAGAGGAGGTCCGCTTTGACGAGGGCGCCGCTCAGATCGTCATAGACTTCATCGGCCTGCTGCCCTTCGGCCAAAACGAGTGGGCGGGAAAGCCCTTTGTGCTCCTGCCCTGGGAGACCGGCGCCATCCGGCAATTTTATGGCGTCGTGGCCTATGACGTTCAGGAGGATATCTGGTTACGATACCGGCAGTATCTGTACATTGAGATCCCCAAGAAGAACGGCAAGAGCGAGCTGGCGGCGGCACTGGGGCTCTACCACCTGCTGGCGGACGGTGAGGCCCTGCCCAATGTGGGGATCTTCGCTGCGGACAAGGACAACGCCGCCATTATCTACAACGCTGCCAAGTACATGGTGGAGCACTCCTGCCTGGGGCGGCCGGAGCACGACCCCATCGCCTGGGCGGTGGACAGCCGCCGGGAGATCCGGACGAAGTACGGCGGCGTGATGAAGGTCTACAGCTCGGACGCCAAGACCAAGCACGGGTACAGCTTCTCCGCCGTTATCTTCGATGAGCTCCACGCCCAGCCGGACCGGAGGCTGTGGGACGTGGTGACCACGGGCTCCGGCGACGCCCGGCGCCAGCCGGTTTACATCGTGCTGACCACCGCCGGGGACGACCCGGACCGAACCAGCATCGGATGGGAAATCCACGAGAAGTGCCGCCGCCTGCTCAACTGGCGCGCCGGCTCCCCGGAGAGCGGGACGGACCGGGATGACCCGGCCTGGTGCCCCATCATGTACGGCATCAGCGTGCTCACCCGGGACGACCCGGACGCCATCGCTGCCCTGGACATTTACGACCCGGCGCTTTGGAAGGCCTGCAACCCCTCCCTGGGAGTGACGGTGAAGCTGCGCACGGTACGGCAGCACGCCCGCAGCGCCCGCCAGAGCGAGGCGGAGGAGCGGCTGTTCCGATGGCTGCGGCTCAATCAGTGGGTGAGCACCAAAACCGTTGGGTGGATCCCCCTGACCATCTACGACAAAACCCAGTGGAACGGCGATGCGGAGGAGCTGCGGGGGAAGCGGTGCTACGGGGGCCTGGACCTCTCCAGCACCACGGACCTGACGGCCTTCGCGCTGCTGTTCCCCCGGCAGGAGGGGCTGGAGACGGCGGTGACGCTGTGGTGGGCCTGGGTACCGGACAGCGATATTGAGGCCCGGGAGCGGCGGGACCACGCCCCTTACCGGGACTGGGAACGGGCGCACTTCCTTCGGCTGTGCGAGGGGGACCTCATCGACTACCCGGATGTGGAGGCCGTCATCCTGGAGGCGGCGGAGACCTACGAGCTGGAGCTGCTGGGACTGGACCCATACCTGAGCCGGACCATCTCCGCCAGCCTTGCCGCCCGGCTGAAGGAAAAGCGCCTGAAGACGGAGCTGGCGGAAATCCCCCAGACCATGCTGGGCATGAGCCCGGCTATGGTGTGGATGAAGGAGGCCATGTACGCCCGGACGCTGCTCCACCAGCACAACACCTGCGCCCGGTACTGCTTCGGCAACGTGCGCTGCGCCGTGGACGGCAACGGCAACACCAAGCCCATGAAGAACCGGTCCAGGGGGCGCATCGATGTGACGGTGGCCTGGATCATCGCGGCTGCGGCCATGCTGGCGGCCGTGGCCAACAAGAAGCCGGATGTGGCGGACACTATCCGCCAGGGCGGCTTCCGGTTTTAGGGGGACGTCATTGGGCAGAAGGCCCAACGGCTGTCCCGGACGCCTGGCGGCGTCTCCGGCGCTGTGCCGGGCGGGGCGAAACGGGGACCGGCCCGCCTGCATGGTTTCTCCTCCTTTCAGGCGGGGGAGGCGCTTGTCTCCCCTGTCTGGCACAGCGCCGGGGATAGAAAACGGTGTCCGACTTGGACACGGAAAGGAGCGGACATGAAAAATCTGATTAGCGGCCTGGCCCGGTTCGGGACGGACCTGGTACTGCTGGGCGGGGCCGTGGCGGTGGCGGTGGGGGCCGGGATGGTCTACCTCCCCGCCGGGTTCATCGCCGGGGGCGTGCTGGCCATCATCGGGGCGGTGCTCAGCAGTTTGGGAGGCGGTGATAGGAAGTGAGTGTGAGCAAGGGCCTGGCCACGCTGGCTTCCCAGGCGGCGCTGGGCCGGCGGAAGGCGGCGGGGACGCTGACTCTGGAGAGCGCGGACGGCTGGTTCCCGGCGGGACGACGGCGGGAACTGAGCGCGGACGCCGCCATGAAGATCTCCGCCGTCAACGCCTGTGTGGAGATCATCTCCAACGCCGTCGGAATGCTGCCGGTGTACGTGATGGACAGCGCCAGCAAGAGGCGGCTGAGGGACCACCCCCTGGGCCGGGTGCTGTGGGAGCGGACCAACGAGGCCATGAGCCCCTTCGTCTTCTTCCGGCTCATGGAGTGCCAGCGGCTTCTGCGGGGAAACGCCTATGCCTGGATCTACCGGGACGGCTACGGGGAGCCGGTGGAGCTTATCCCCCTGCCGCCGGGGACCTGTGCGCCGGCCATTGAGCCGGGGACGGGGAAACTGTGGTACCTGGCCGCGGAGCCCAGGAGCGGCCTGGCCTACAAGCTGAACCCGGCGGATATCCTCCACTTCAAGGCCTATTCCCCGGACGGCATTCGGGGCGTGTCCGTGCTCCGGCGGGCCCAGCAGACCCTCCAGACCGCAGCGGCGGCCCAGGAATATGAGCGGGCCCTCTACGAGAACGGAGGACGGCCCGGCGGCGTGCTGAAGACCCAGACGGACCTGGGCCAGACGATCAAGCTGCCGGATGGGACGGAGGTCCACCCCAAGGACCTCATCCGGCGGGAGTGGGAGAAGGTCCACGCCGGGGCGGGGAACGGCTTCCGCCTGGCGGTGCTGGATCAGGGGCTGGAGTACCAGCCTATCGCCATGAGCAACACGGACGTGCAGTTCGTGGAGAACAGGGCGGTGACCATCGCAGATATCGCCCGCTTCTTCTCCGTGCCCCTCTACAAGCTGGGGGAGGGGAAGCAGGCCTACAACAGCAACGAGCAGAACAACATTGAATTCTGTGTAAGCAATATCCAGCCCACCATCACCCAGATGGAGTTTGAGGAGACGGCCAAGCTGCTGACGATCAGCGCCCGGCGGCGGGGGCTGGAAGTCCGCCACAATATGATGGCCCTGCTCCGAGGGGATTCCGCCAGCCGGGGAACCTGGTACCGGACCATGCGGGATATCGGCGTATATTCTGTCAACGATATTCGCGGCTATGAGGACCTGGAAGGGGTTCCCGGCGGGAATGTTCGATATGCAAATCTGAACAACATCCCCCTGGAGGATTTCCAGGAGCTGAGCCGCCTGCGGGCAGTAAACGGAAAGGGAGGAGAGAGTACGTAATGGAAAACATCAAGAAGGGGGCGGTGGTGGTCAAGAGCGCCCCCTCGGCGGGGGACATCGCCCTCATCAACGCCCAGAGCCTCCGGGAGCTGAAGGCGGAGGAGGTATTCACCTTCCGGGTGGCCGCGGCGGACACCCGGGTGGACCGGGACTTCGAGCACTTCTCCAGGGCGTGCCTGGAGAAGCTGGCGGAGCTCTATGTGGGCAAGCCCTTCATCACGGACCACCAATGGCGCAGCAGCAACCAGGTGGCCAGGGTGTACGCGGCGGCGGTGGAGGAAGCGGACGGCGTCAGCCGTCTGGTGCTCAGCTGCTATATGCTGCGCGGCGAGGTGAACCAGCCCACCATTGACGCCATTGAGGCGGGGATCATCCGGGAGGCCAGCGTGGGCGTGGCGGTGAGGCGGGCGGTGTGCTCCATCTGCGGGGCGGACAAGTCCGGCGGCTACTGCGAGCACCGGCCCGGCCGGACCTACGACGGGACCTTCTGCACGGGGGAGCTGGACGATCCCACGGAGGCCTACGAGGTCAGCTTCGTGGCGGTGCCCTCCCAGCGGGAGGCCGGCGTGGTGAAGAGCTACGCCGGGGACCGTGAAAAGCCCTCGGAGGACCAGGAGAAGGCGGCAGCGCGGCGGAAGGCTCTTGCCGCGATGATCCAGTTGGAAGAAAACAGATTTATTGAGGAGGTACCGGAGACATGAAACTGAAGCAGGCGTACTATGACAAGCTGGCGGCCCACAAGGCCAAGGTGGCCGAGGCCAGGACGGCGGCGGAGGCCGGGGAGCTGGACAGGGCGGAGGAGCTGACCAAGGAGGCCCAGTCCCTGGCCGGGGAGATTGAGAAGCTGAAGGCCCTCATCGCCGAGGAGGAGAGATATGCCCCGCCCAGGGGGTCGGGGCCCACAGATGGCAAGGAGCACGGGAAGGGCTTCCGCCTTCAGCAGGAGGGCGAGGGGGAGGACGGCTACGCCAAGGCGGTGAAGGCCTTCGCCCAGGCGGCCCGGGAGGGCTTCCCCCGGCAGAAGGCCGCCGGGGATATGATGCAGGAGGGCGTGGACGCCGATGGCGGCTACACCGTCCCCCAGGACATCGTAACGAAGATTATCCAGATCCGGGAGGCCAAGGAGAGTCTGCTGGACGAGGTGACGGTCATCCCCGTAAAGACCAGGACCGGCCGGCGGACCATCAAGAAGCGGGGCCAGCACCAGGGCTTCACCACCGTGGCGGAGGCGGCCAAGTTCGGCAAGGCGGCCACACCCCAGTTCGCGGTGCTCACCTACGACATCCAGAAGCGGGGCGGCTATCTGCCCGTCACCAACGAGCTTCTGGAGGACAGCGACAACAACATCGCCGGTGTGGTCCAGGAGTGGCTGGCGGACGAGGCCAGAGTCACCGGCAACAAGGAGATCCTGGCGGCGGTCCAGGGAAAGACCGCCCAGGACCTGAAGGACCTGGACGGCATTCTGGCTGCCTGGGTGAGGCTGGGCAGCACCTTCCGGGCCACCAGCAAGCTCTACACCAACGACGACGGCCTGCTGTGGCTGGGGACCCTGAAGGATGCCAACGGGCGGTATCTGCTCAACCCCAACCCGGCGGACGCCAGGGAGCTGCGGTTGTGCGTGGGCCCCCACACCCTGCCGGTGAAAACCTACGACAACGAGACCATCCCCACGGCGGAGGGGAAGATCCCCATGATTCTGGGCGACCTGAAGGAGGGCGTGGTCTACTGGGACCGCCGGCAGTTCTCCGTGAAGGTCTCCGACACGGCGGTGGTGGGCGAGTTCAACGCCTTCGAGCAGGATATGACCATCTGGCGGGGCTCCCTGCGGGACGACTGTACCACCCGGGATGAGGGGGCGTTTGTCAACGGCTATATTGCCGCCGCGGCCAGCGTGAACGAGCCCCAGGGCTGAGAGGAGGATGAGCATGGCGAAAAAGAAGAATGATCCTGTCCAGGCCCCTGAGAGCGTCCAGGAGGCCCCCGCGCCGCTGGAGACACCGGAGGCGGAGTCAGTCCATGAGGATCCGGAAAAGGTCCCCGCGCCGGTTGAGGAGGCCGGGCTGGTACGCTACCGGGTGGCGAGCCCCAGAGGGGTCTACCTGCGCCTGGGCCCCGGAAGAGCCTATCACCCCCTGGCCGTGCTCCCGGCAGAGACGGAGGCCCTGGGTGCGGACCTGGCCGGGATGCTGCGGCCGGGCCGTCTGCCGGGGGAGGCCGCCTGGCTGAAGGTCATCGCCAAGGAGGGCAGCGGCTGGGCAGACAGCACCTTTTTGGAGCGGATATGACAGAGGAACGCAAAGCGGGGCTCTTATCCTACTGCAAGCTGACGGAGTTAGCAGGGGACCCGGAGGTCCAGTCCCTGATCCCCCTGTTCTACGGCGCGGCGGCGTCCTACATGGCCCAGGCTGGGATCTCAGAGCCGGCGGAGGGGACACCCCGCCGGGACCAGTACGACCTGTGCGTCAACGCCATGGTCCTGGACAGCTGGGAGCGGCGGGACACGGCCATCACCAGCACCGTGGTCACAGATAATCTCGCCTTCCGGCGGATGGTGAACCAGCTGAAGCTGACGGAGCCAAGAGATGTGTCCGACTTGGACACATCGGGAGGCGACGATGGCGATTGAGCACGTGGACGCCGGGAAGCTGAGCGAGCGGATTGAGCTCCTGCGGCTGGTGAAGGGTGAAAACGAATACCGCTGGGAGCTGCTCCGACGCAGCTGGGCCAGCGTGGAGCTCCAGCAGAGGCGGAACAATTTCTCCGCCCACGGCATCGGGGCCGCCGGCGCGGAGCTGGTCCTCCGGCGGCAGGAGCTTACCTTGCTGGACGCCGTCCGGTGGAGAGGCCGGCACCTGTTCCTGACGGGCATCGCCCCCAGGGGGCGGAACCACCTGGCCGTCACGGCGGCGCTGGTGGAGGTCCGCGTCTGCCGGGATCCGGAGACCGGGCTGGCCTTTCCGGGGGTGGTGACGGAGAAGTACCTGGGCCACCGGCAGGAGGAGCCTATGGCGGTGAACCCAATGCGGCACATCCTCATTACCCACCCGGAGATCGTCCTGCAGCCAGGACATCTGGTGGAGGTGGACGGGGAGAGCTGGCCTGTCACCATGGCCCATAGGCTGGACCCATGGAAGACGGAGTACGAGATTGAGCGGGAGGCGGAGCTCTGATGCAGTCTATTGAGCTGAAGGGGCTGGAGCAGATTGACCGGCTGTGCAGGAAGCTGGAGAGCTCGCTGGAGGTGTTCGCCAGGGTCCGGCGGGAGTGCTTCGAGACGGCCGCACGGGAGGCGGAGCAGATCGTGGACCGGCAGATCGGCGGCAGCGGCAGGGTCCAGAGCTGGCAGGAGCACACGGTGGGATCCCGGGGCGGCTACGCCCGGGTGGCCCCCAAGAAGGAGACCTGGACGGAGCAGACAAAGAAGGCGGGGAACCGTTATGCCGTAGGGGCAGTTACAAACGCCATTGTCTCCGGCCATCGCTTCCCCAGCCCCAGCGGGCGGAGATATTACAAGCCCCGCATCCGCAGCGGCGGCATGAAGGTCCCCGGCAGGCCCTTCTACGACCAGGCCGGGCCGCAGATCCAGGACCTGGCCCGGCGGACGGCGGAGCGGGTGGCGGAGCGGTATCTGAAGGAAATGGAGGGATAGAATGCTGTACCCACAGGACATCATCGACCGGCTCAAGGAGCTGGTGGAGGAGAAATTCCCCGGGGAGCCGGTGTACCTGGACACCCTGCCCAATGGCTTCCAGCGGCCCAGCAATTATATCACCCTGGGAAAGTTCACCGGGGACGCGGGGTTTGCCCCCCGGCTGGTGGAGTTCTCGCCGGTCATCGAGCTGGTGACCTTCCCGGAGAGAGACGCCCACGCTCTGAGCAGCCAGCGGGAGGTGAACCGGCGGCAGATGCTGCTGACGGCCATCCTGATGCCGGGGTTTATCAAGGTGAAGGGCCGGGCCCCCAAGGTGGCCAAGCTGGAGCTGGAGGGCGGGACGGACTTCGCCAGCGTGACGGCGACCTTCTCCTACGCGGTGAGCCGGGAGGAGTTCCTGGAGCTGGAGAACGCGCCGGTGATGGAGGAATTTGCGTTCAATGTGAGAGAAAGGAAGGAATAGGATATGGGATTACCTGAGCTGAGCTTCGCCTACCGGGCGGCGGCCCAGAGCGCGGCCAACCGGAGCAAAAAAGGGGTGGTGGCCCTCATCCTCCGGGACGAGGGCATCGACGAGGGCGTGTACACCGTCTCCCACGAGGCGGACATCCCCACGGAGCTGGGGGCGGAGAACAAGGCGTACATCAAGCGGGCCCTCACCGGCTATGTCAGCACCCCCAGCAAGGTCCTGGCGGCGGTGCTCCGCGCCGGGGAGGAGGAGACGGCGGCCCCGACGCGGGGGCTGGACCTGCTGACGGCCATGGACTACGACTATGTGGCCGGCCCCCCGGACATCACGGCGGAGGAGGCCGCGGCCCTGGCCTCGGCAGTGAAGGCCCGGCGGGAGAAGAGCTATATCGGGAAGGCCGTCCTGCCGGGCACGGCGGCGGACAGCGAGTGCGTGGTCAACTTCACCGGGGAGGAGATCCTCTCCGGCGGCAGGACCTACACCGGGGCGGAGTTCTGCTCCCGGATCGCGGGGATGTTGGCGGGCACCCCGGCGGAGGGCAGTGCCACCGGCGCGGCCCTGCCGGAGGTTTCCAGCGTGAAGGAGCGGACGGAGAAGGAGCTGGACGAGGCCATCGAGGCGGGCGAGCTGGTGCTCTACCACGACGGGCGGAGAGTCCGGCTGGGCCGGGCGGTGAACAGCAAGACCACCGTGGGCCAGGGGGAGAGCAGCGCTCTGAAGAAGATCAAGGTGGTGGAGACCATCGACCTCATCCACTACTACGCGGTGACCACGGCGGACGACGAGTACCGGGGCCAGTGCGCCAACACCTACGACAATAAAATGGTTCTGCTGGCGGCTATGCGGGAGTTTCTGCGGGATCTGGAGGGGGAGAACCTTCTGGAGGAGGGCAGCAGCGGGGCGGACATCGACCTGGACGCCACCAGGCAGTATCTGAAGGACCAGGGGGTGAGCACGGCGGAGCTGAGCGAAGATGAGCTGCGCCGGCAATCCACCGGGAGCTATGTGTTCATTGAGCTCTACGGGACCGTGCTGGACGCCATGGAGGATTTCAGGATCGGGTTTACGCTGAAAAACTAAGGAGGGATAGCAGATGCCACAGGCAATCAGTGCGGAACGCATCCGCAGCGGCAGTCACGGAGAGCTGTGGATGGATGGGGAGCTGTCGGCGGAAACCTACGGCTTCCAGGCGAAAATCACCAAAAACAAGGAGACGGTGCCCCGGTGCGGGGCGTTCATGGAGGGCCACAAGCTCATCAGCGCCCGGATCACCGGCTCCATGCGCATCTACAACGCCTCCAGCCGCTTTCTGGCGGCGGAGGGAGCGGCGATGAAGAACGGGAAGGACCTGCGCCACACCTTCATCTCCAAGCTCGACGACCCGGACGCCGTCAGCGTACAGAGGATTATGCTCACCGGGGTCAGCTTCGACGATCTGACCCTGGCGGACTGGGAGGCGGCCAAGCTGGGGACCATCGAGGCACCCTTCACCGCCGACGGGTACGAGATCCTGGAGTATTAGGAAGGTGCCCCGCCCGGCGCAGACCGGGCGGGGTGAAGGTCGGGAAAAACAAAATGTTTTGACAATGGGCGGCGCATATGGTAAGATTAGGACGGTCCGGTGAGAGCTGGACCGGGCGCTGCAATAACGGCAGGCGGTTGGCCACTTCCCGCAGGGGAGGTGATGCTGATGCCCTTTACATTTACGTTTCATTGGCGCGGGTTTACCGTGACCATCCGCGTAAAAAGGGACGACCGCCACCCTGCCCGGTGACGGTCGTCTTTATGAGATGATCTAAACCACGGGCCACCGCCTGCCGGCAGCGCCCTTTTATAGTCCTATTATAGCCAGCGGAAGCCGCCTTGTCAAGTGTGACAGGGCGGCTTTTTCGCCGCCTGGAAAGGAGTTTTTTATGAGCAATTTATTGGACCTGCTGCTTCGGCCGGAGCTGCCGGATGTGGTGAAGGACCTGCCGGAGAAGCAGGTGGAGGTGGACCGGCTGAGCGAGCTGGCCGGGGAGAAGGCGGTTTTTACCCTCCGGGGCCTGCCCTACGGGCGGGTGCAGGAGCTTCAGCGGATGGACCAGGAGGCGGAGGTCCATATCCTGCTGGCCGGGTGCGAGACGCTGCGGGACCCGAAGCTCCAGGCCAGGTACGGCGTCCCCACGCCGGCGGAGGCGGTGAAACGGCTGTTATTGCCGGGGGAGATCGCGGATCTGAGCCGGGAGGTGGAGCGGCTGTGCGGGTATAGGAGGCGGACCATCTCTGAGGTAAAAAACGCCTAGAGGAGGGCGACGAGGAGCTGAGCCTTCTGAGCTACCTGTTTCATGTCCATCACTGGACGCCGGAGATGTATTTCTCCCTGGGACAGGGCGGTCAGGACCTCACCCTCGCGCTGGCTCTCCATGAAGCGGAGGAGGCCCAGGAGCGGGCCAGGGAGCTGGAGGCGGCACGGCGGCGCAGATAAAACAAAGCCGCCCCCGGAGGGGCGGCAGGTATCAAATCAGCCTGCAATCCCCTGAATAGCACATAGACAGAGGACAAAAGTGACAGCGATTGCAATGCCGAAGAAAATAAAAAGTTGTTTTAACGAATCATTGGAGTTCATAGGTTGTCACCCCCTATAGCATTCAGTATACAGGAGTCAATGATTTATGTCAAGTAGGAGGTGTTTGCGATTCCAAAAGAGAGTATGAACGTCTACTTCTCCGTAGTAGACGGCGGTTCCGCCACACTGACAAAGATAGCGGACAAAACCAAGGCCCTGGACAAGGAGACCCAGCAGCTGGAGCAGTCCTACAAGGCCCTGACAAAGGCCAACGAGGGCCTGATCCGGAGGAAAACGGTACTCCAGGGGGAACTCCAGGAGGTCAACAAGGAGGTCCGGGAGGCCCGGAAGGCGTTCAATCAGCTGGCCGACGAGGCCAACAGCGACGCCTATGAGAAGGCGCAGCGGAAGCAGGAGGACCTCCGGGCCAAAATCGCGGAGACCACCAAGGCCATTAAAGAGAACGAGAAAATCTACAAGAGCAACATGGAGACGGTCCGCAAGGGCATTAACGACAGTGGCGGAGAGGCTGGTCTAAACAGCATTGCCAGGGGGCTGATGGCATCCCAGGTGGGCAGTCAGCTGTCTGGGGCGCTGGGCGGCATCGTTCAGACAATGTTCTCCAGTGAAATGGGTATGCCGGCAGCTTCTAGGATCTCCGATGTCCTTGGCGGCGCCATTTCCGGCGGCGCTGCCGGGGCGGCGCTGGGTCCGTGGGGGATTGCAGGCGGAGCGGCTTTGGGTGCGTTCTCCGGCTTGCTGACTTCCCAAACAAAGGTTATGGAGGCGGCAGACGACGCCTTCAAGGACTACTACAAGACCCTCTATGACGACGCCAACGCCCGGACGGAGGCGTCCATCACCAGCGGCTCCGCCATCGCCGGGAGCCGGGAGAAGGACAAGATCTCCTTCTCCACCCTCTTCGGCAGCGAGGAAAAAGCGGACGACTATCTCAAGAGCATGGTCACCATGGCCAACACCACCCCCTTCCTCTACGACGACCTGAAGGATATGTCCAAGACCCTGGCCACCTACGGCTGGGATGAGACGGGCATCCTGCCGGTGCTGGGCAAGATCGGGGACGCCGGGGCGGCCCTGGGCATGGCCACCAGCGATATGTCCGCCGTGTCCACGGCCCTGGGCCGGATGAGGAGCAGCGACAAGGCCTCTCTGGAGTACCTGAACATCCTCAATGACCGGGGCATCGGGGCCGTGGGCTACCTGGCGGAGGCCAAGGGCGTCAGTGTTGGGGATATGTACGGCATGATCTCCAAAAACGAGATCTCCGGCACGGAGGCGGTGGACATTCTCCTGTCAGCGCTGGAGCGGGACTTCTCCGGGTCCATGCTGGCCCAGTCGAAAACCTTCGAGGGTCTGAGCTCCACCAGGGAGGGCCTGATGCAGGAGATCGACAACGCCGGGGGCGAGGGGTACAACACCCTGCGGACCCAGGGGCTCCAGGCGGACATCGACGCCTACGGCGGGATGCTGGGGGACGCCCTCCAGAGCCTGGCGGAGGTGGAGGGCCAGACACGGGCCATGATGGAAAATCTCCAGGAGCGGTACCAGCGGGAGGCCCTGTCGGCGGTGACCCTGGGGACCCAGTACGCGGATATGGAGCTGTTCACCCCGGAGCAGCAGGAGCAATTCAAGGAGCTGGCCAATGAGTTCCGCTTCGCCCGGGCGGAGTGGAACCAGAGTATGGAGGCCACGGGGGAGGGGAACCTGGAGGCCGGGGCGAAGATGGAGGCCCTGAAGGAGCAGGCGGAGAGCCTGGCCCAGGCCGCCTTTGACTCCAGCGAGGAGTCCAAGACCCTCCAGGAGGTGACCCTGGACCAGATCGCCGCCACCAGGGACAGCATCGCCGCCATGGGCAGCCTGGAGGGGGCCCTGCACAGCTACAACGTCAGCCAGGAGGAATCGAAGGGCATGGGAGCCAAAAATCTGGCGGCGCTGAGCAGCTCCGGGGACGCCCCGGAGCGGGTCAAGGCCCTCTGGCGGGATATGCAGGCCGTGGGGGCCGGGGAGTGGGGGTCGCCGTCGGCGGTGGGCCTGGACCGGGTGCCCTACGACAATTACCCCGCCCTGCTCCACGAGGGGGAGCGGGTACTCACCGCCCAGCAGGTCCGGGAGGCGGACCGGGAAGCCAGCGGCGGCGGGGATATCCATATCACCGTCAACGTGGACGGCGCCGGCGGGGACGGTGAGGAGCTGGCGGACCAGATTGCCGATATCATTGTCCAGCGTCTGGAGCTGGCCAGAATGAGGGGATAGCATGGAAAAGGTATTCTGTTTTCTCGACAGCGGCAGCGCCCTCATGCTGCCGGTGACGCCCAAGAGCTTTACCTGGGGAGCCGGGAAGAGCATTGAAACGGTGAATATCAGCGAGGTGGGGGACGTGTCCCTGGCCGGGAAGCCCACCCGGTACAGGGGCCGGATTGAGTGTATGTTCCCAGCCAGCAGCTATCCCTGGCTGACGCCGGGGGCCGTGCCGGACCCCTACTACTATGTGGACCGGTTCCGGGACTGGGCCGGCAATAAGAAGGTCATCCGCTTCATCATCGGGGGGACCCAGGTCAACAGCCAGGTACTGGTGGAGTCCATCCAGTACTCCGAGCAGGACGCCAGCGGGGATGTGTACGCGGTCATCGATCTGGCGGAGTGGGTGGACCTGGAGGCGGCCACGGTGTCCAACCTGGACACAAATACCGGGTCCGGGGGCACCCAGAACAGCGGCCAGACCCAGGAGCAGGGCTCCCAGCGGCAGCAGTACACCATCGTTTCGGGAGATATGCTCAGCGTCCTGTGCCGCCGGTTCTACGGCAACGGGACGGCGGAGTACTACAACGCCCTGGCAAAATACAACGGCATCGCCAACCCCCACCTCATCTACCCGGGGACCACCATTATCATCCCGCCGGCGGATGAGCTTTTAGGGAGGTGAAACCGTGCTGAGGCTGTATCTGGCCGGAAAATCCGGTACAAGGGATATTTCCCAGCTGGTGGAAACCATGACCTGGAGCGGCGACAAGGCCGGCATTGCACGGCAGCTGACTGCCAGCGTTCTCCAGGGCCCCGGCTGGCCGGTCCCCGCCGTGGGGGACGGCGTGACTATGGGCGATGAGGAGGGGGCCCTCTTCACCGGCTATGTTGTCCGGCGCGGCGCGGACAGCGAGCGGTCCCGGCTGACCGTCACCTGCCACGACCGTGGGATGTACCTGCGGGGGAACGACGGGACGTACCAGTTCCGGGGGGAGACGGCGGAGGGCATCTGCGAGACTGTGTGCCGGGACAGGGGGATTCCCATCGCCTCCCTGGCCCGGACAGGAGTTCAGGTCAGCCGGAAGTTTGCCGGGGTGAGGCTGGATAAAATCGTATTCACCGCCTACACCCTGGCCGCCCGGCAGAACGGGAAGCGGTACGCCGTCCGCATGACGCCGGAGGGTCTGCTGGTGAAGGAAAAGAGCGCGGGCCGGGAGAGCCTGGAGCTGCGGCCCCGGTCGAACCTCATCCGGGCGGAGACCACAGAGAGCATTGCCGCCATGGTCAACCGCGCGGCCATTTACAGCGAAGACGGGGTCCTGCTGCGGACCGTCGGGGACCAGAGCGCCCAGGACCTCTACGGGGTCATGGAGCGCCATTTGACAGAGCGCAGCGGCCAGGACGCCTCCGCTCAGGCCCAGGCGCTCATCGACGACGGAGGGCTGGAGCGGAATGTGACGGTGGAGGTGCTGGGGGACCGGCGGCTTATCACCGGGGAGACGGTGGTGGTGCGGGAGGACGCGACGGGGCTGCGGGGGGTGTTCTGGATCGACGGGGACAGGCACACCTGGAAAAGGGGGCAGTATACCTGCCGCCTGACCCTCAACTGCCGCAGCGTGATGAATGAGAGCGTATCGGGGAGTGATGTGAAATGAACGGGCAGACGGCGCGGGACGCCTACCTCTCCCTTTTGAATCTGATGCGGGAGGAGGCCGGAGGGCTGGCCCCCCTCTATTTCTGCATGGGGACGGTGCTGGAGGTCTCCAGCAAGTCCATCTCCGTCCAGGCGAACGGGCATACCCTGACGGAGGAGGACCTGAAAATCAATGACAATCTCCGGGCCAGTTGGATGGAGGACGAGGAGATGGACATCGCCATGGAGGACGGGCTGGTGTTTTCCGGCCGGTTTTCAGGCACGATCCCGAGCTGCGGCTACGGCGGCGGGCACAGCTCCTTTGCGGTGGCCGCCGTCGCCGGCGGGAAGCTCTGCCAGGAGAAGGCAAAGGTGAAAACGCCCTGGAAGCTGGCCCCCGGCGACACGGTGCTGCTCATCCCGGACCAGGAGCAGCAGTTCTACTATTTAGTGATGAAGGTGGTGGACTATGGCGCTGTTCCCCTTGATCGAGCTCCCCGACCTGCCCGGTGAGGGCGGGAGGCAGCTGCCCCTGTTCCGGGAGGCGGCCTGGGATTTCAAAACCAACACCCCCATCTGGCGGGGCGGGGAGCCGGTGACGGTCAGCGGGGCCTCCGCCGTGCTGGTGTGGTGCTGGAATACCCTCCACGCCCGGAAGGGGCTCCATGACGTATTCACCCGGGACCACGGCCTGGGCATCCGGGAGCTCATGGGGAAGGCCTACACCCCGGAGGTCCAGCGCAGCGAGGCCGTCCGGTATGTGCAGGAGGCCCTGCTGGTCAATCCGTATGTAACGGCGGTGGAGGCGGTGGAGGTGGACTTTGCCGGGTCCCGGCTCACCGTCTCCTGCCGTGTCCAGACAGTCTATGGGGAGGTGAATGTGGATGGATGCAGGCTATGAGAGCATGACGCCGGAGAGGCTGAAGGCGGAGATCCTGGAGATCCTGAAGGGGACCATGGAGACAAGAGAGGGCAGCTACGCCAACACCCTCATGTCCCCGGTGGCCTATCAGCTCTATAAAATCTATCAGCTGATGCCGCAGATCCTGCTTATGGCTTTTCCAGACGACACATCAGGGGAGTATATCGACCGCCGGTGCGCGGACTTCGGCATTGTACGGACAAAGGGGACCAGGGCCCATGTGACGGTGCGCTTTACCGCCTCCACCGCCGGGGCGTCGCCCAAGGTCCCGGCGGGGACGCTGGCGGTGACGGAGGACGGGCTGCGGTTTGTGACCCAGGAGGATGCCGTTTTCGCAGGCGGCAGGGCGGAGGTGCTGGCCTTGGCGGAGGATATCGGCAGGCGGTACAACGTGGAGACAGGCGCCGTTACGGGGCTGAGTGTCAACGTGGGGGGCCTCTCCGCAGTGACCAACCCCGCCCCCGCGGAGGGCGGCAGCGACGATGAGACGGACGGGAGCCTCCTGGAGCGGTACCACGAGCACCTGCGCCGGCCGGTGAGCTCCGGGAACGTCAACCACTACATCGCCTGGGCCAGGGCGGCGCCGGGGGTGGGCAGCGCGGCGGCGGTGCCCATCTGGAACGGGCCGGGGACAGTGAAGGTCATTGTGGCCGGCCCGGAGAAGGAGCCGGTGGACGAGACGGTGGTCTCCGCCTGTGCCCAGCACATTGAGCAGGAGCGGCCCATCGGAGCGGATGTGACGGTGGTCTCCGCCAGGGCCAAGGCGGTGGCCGTGACCGCCCAGGTGACCCTCATCCACGGCCACGCCGCCGGAGAGGTGGCCGGGCAGCTCCGGGAGTCCCTGGGGAAGCTGCTGGCGGCCATGCCCTTCGGCCAGGACAATCTCCTGCGCTACAGCCGGGCCCTGGCCCTGCTGCTGGACTGCAGCGGCGTGGAGGAGTATCACGCCTTTGCCCTCAACGGGGCCTCCGCCAATGTTTCCGCCCTGGCGGAGGAGACGCTGACGGTGGGAAATGTGACGGTTACGGAGAGGGGGGCCTAGCGTGACGCGGTACGCGGAGCTGCCCGTCTGGGAGCGGGTGCCGGACTACCATCTGAACAGCCCCCAGAGCCGGGCGATCATTGAGAGCACTGCCCAGGCCGCCCTGGAGGCCCGGGCGGCGGTGCTGGACGCGGCGGACCAGCTGTGGGTCAGCTCCGCCACCTGGGGACTGCCCCTGTGGGAGGCACTGCTGGCCATCACCCCGGAACCGGGGGCGGACCTGGCGGCCAGGAGACGGGCCATCACGGCCAAGATGCGGGGGGCCGGGACTTGCAACCAGGAGATGGTCTCCAACGTCTGCGAGGCCATTACCGGGTTCCGGTGCCTGGTCATCGAGCACCCGGAGAGCTATACCTTTTCCCTGGTGCTGGTGGGGGATACGCCGGGGTTTGTGGATGTGCCTACCCAGGACATCATCGACGCCGTGGAGCCTATCAAGCCCGCCCATTTACAGTTTGTCATCGAGGGCATCACCTGGCGGGACCTGGAGGCCATGGGGTACACCTGGGCCAAGATTCACGCTGAGGCGCTGACCTGGTACGACATTGAAAACAAGGTCATGGTACAGAAGGAGGAGACAGCCTATGGTGGTTAAGCCGGGCAAGCGGAAGGATTTTTATGGGGTGTGCGCCAAGATCTGCGGCGTGCCCCTTGGAACGCTCCACAGGGGCGGGAACGGGCAGTATTCTTTGGTGTTCCAGCGCTGCGACGCCTCCCTGGAGGAGATTGAGGGCATCGACTGGTCCCGGCCGGTGGTGACGGAGGCGGCGGACCGGTACCGGGCCTGCCCCCTGCCGGAGGGCTATGGCTTCGAGGTGGAGGGCATTGATTACAGCTACAGCCTAGAGACATGGACGGTCCATCTGCGGACGGCCAAGCAGTTCCTGGGGGATGTGGCCGGGTACCAGGCGCAGGTGGAGGAGCTGGAGGGCCGTGTCTCGGAGAGGGAGAGAACCATCCAAGAGCAGGCGGAGGCCATCCGGAAAAAGGGCGCGGTGGTCCACCACAGCGGCCACCAGGCCACCGCCGCGGTGGCGGACAGCGGGGCGGAGCTGGAGACGGCCCTGGAGAAGGCTTACATGGAAGGAGTGGAGAGCAATGGCTGAGATTCGGGAGAAGGCGGTACAGGCTGTGCGGTGGCTGGGGGCCGCTGAGTCCAAATCGCTGGCGGCGAAGGCCGTCTCCGGCGAGGCGGACGGGACCGCCCTCATTGCCCAGGAGGAGAAGATCCCCACCTGGCGGGCCAGGGATTTTTCCCAGGTGCCGGTGGGGACCCCCTACAGATGGAATGGCCAGGTCTACAAGCTCTGGCAGCAGCACGACGCCGCAGGCAATGAGGGCTGGAACCCGGAGGACGCGGTGAGCCTGTGGGACATCTGCCACACCACCGACCCGACCAGGGCCAAGCCCTATGTCCCGCCCCAGGGGGCCCGGGGGCTGTGGCAGGCCGGGGAGTGCTGCCTGTGGGAGGGGGCTGTCATGCGGTGCCTTCAGGACAACACGGCCTATTCCCCGGCGGAGCTGCCCGGAGCCTGGGAGGCGGCGCCGTGACGGCGGAGCTGGCGGAGGCCCTGGAGCAGAAAAAGAGGCTGTACGCGCGGATTAAGGAGGTCCGGACCTTAGTGGAGACCACCGCGGACGCCGGAGAGCGGATGCGGCAGTCGGAGCGGCTGAGAATCCTCCGGGAGATGTACCGGGACGCCTGCGGCCAGGCGGAGGCCCTGCGCCCGGCGGCGGAGAAGCGGCGGAAAAAGCCGCCCCGGCAGACGGTCCAGACCGGGGCGGTGGGGTTTGATTTCTTTGAGCGCTGCGGGACCGTTTGGGCGGACCTGGAGGGCAGGACGTGGAACGAGCTCCAGGACATCGCCAGCACCGGCAGCGCCCGGCAGGCCGGATTTCTGCTCCAGGCCCTGCGCTCCGCTATGGCCACGCTGACGGAGACCCAGCTCTCCTGCGTCATGGCCTACTACGCCCAGAAACGGTCCATGCCGGCCATCGCTCAGGAGCGAGGGGTCCGGGTATCCACTGTCAGCCGGACCCTCCGCAGGGCCCTGAGACGGCTGGAGGAGTGCATCCTGGCATCGCTGAAGGCGCGGGATTGTATGACGGACGCCGGATTTGACTTCCTGGGCTTTGCCCAGGCTACGGACGTGCTCACCGAGCGGCAGCGGGAATACCTCTATTTCCTGCTCACCGACGGGGCCACCATGGGGGAGATTGCCCGGTACCTGGAGGTAGGGAAGTCCACTGTCAGCCGGGGGAACCGGCATATCGAGGAAAATCTCTCCGCCGTGTCGCCGGGACTCCCCGCCGCTCCGGCGGCCCGGAAGGTGGACAAGCGGGAATGGCGGGGAAAAAGCGAGAAGGAGGTCGCTGTCATACTGGCTATCTCCCCGGCGGTGTACTTCCGAAGCGTGTGCCGGGGGGAGACGGTGGGCGGGGTGTCCAGGCTGGCCTATGAGATCCTGCGCCGGCGGGGACTGAGCGCCCGGCGGGCAGCGGAGGAGCTGGGGCTGGCGGAGGGCACGGTCCGGCGGTACTGGAAGCGGTATGAGGGCGTGGAGCTGGCCGGGGCGGAGCCCCCGGAGGAGTACGCCCCCGCCCCCAGGCGGCGGAAGCCGGCGGACCTGCGGCGGCTGCTGAGCGGCGGCGGCACCGTGGGGGACAGCGTGGACGCGGAGACCTACCGAAAGATGATGGCGCTGAGCGCGGGGACAGGAAGGGGGTGAGAGCATGGAGGCGATTATCGTAGCGCTCATCGGGCTGGCGGGATCCGCGGCGGGGTCCCTGTGCGGGGTGCTGGTGAGCAGCAAGCTCACCCAGTACCGACTGGAGCAGCTGGAGAAAAAGGTGGAGGTCCACAACCAGGTCATTGACCGGGTCTACAAGCTGGAGGAGCGCACGGAGCTCCAGGAGGAGAAAATCAAGGTGGCCAACCACCGCATCGAGGACCTGGAGCGACAGACGGCGTAAGAAACGGAGGTACATATGAAAAATTTCATTTACAAGCGGCTGGGAAATCTCCTCAGCGTCAAGAGCATCGTCACCCTGACGCTGACGGCGGTGTTCGCGGTGATGACCCTCAAGGGCACCATCTCCCAGGACTTCATGACCGTTTACGCGGTGGTCATCGCCTTCTACTTCGGCACGCAGAGCCAGAAGGTGCAGGACGCGGTGGAGGGCAGCGGCAATGGCAACGGCTGAAACGCTCCTGGACATCGCCCGGCGGGAGCTGGGCGCCGCCGAGAACCCCGCCGGGTCCAACCGGACAAAGTATGGGGCTTGGTACGGCCTGGATGGCCAGCCGTGGTGCATGATGTTCGTCCAGTGGTGCTGCCACCGGGCAGGGGTGAAGCTCCCGGCCCGGACCGCCTCCTGCGGCGGACTCATGCGGGTGGCCAAACAGTTCGGGGGCTGGGTGACGAAGGACCTTCAGCCCGGCGATGTGGTGATTTACGATTTCCCCGGCGGGGCCGATACGGACCACTGCGGCATCGTGGAGCAGGTCACCGCCAGCGGCATCGTTGCCATCGAGGGCAACACCAGCGAGGCGGGGAGCCAGTCCAACGGCGGAATGGTCTGCCGGAAGACCCGGCCCTGGAAATACATCGTGGGGGCCGTGCGGCCCGAGTTTACGGAGGAGGACGACATGACAGGTGAGGAGATCTACAACAAGCTCAACGACTACCTGCGGGACAAGCCGGCCCCGGCCTGGGCCCAGGCGGAGCTGGCGGAGGCGGTGGCCCTGGGCATCACTGACGGGAAGAACCCCATGCAGCTCATCCCCAGGTACCAGGCCGCTATCATGGCCAAGCGGGCCGCCCAGCGGTGAGCGGCAGGCGCTGCGTCCGGCTGGATTTCTCCAAGCAGCTCATCCGGGATATCCGGGGGCTGCTGTGGGTGGTGACGGTGGGGGGCCTGGGGCTGGCGGCGTACTGTATCCGGGCGGGGTATGCGGGGTCTTTGCCGTGGCTCTCCGCTATGGTGGGGCTGCCCTGGACCGCACATGGGGCCGTGTGCGCGTTCTATCTCAACATGGCGAAGTCCGACCACCGGGAGGGCGGGATTACCTTCGAGGCTGCCAGGGGGCAGATGAGGAGCGAGGAGAGTCCTAGCATATAGCAAAGCGTAAGGACCTGTGCGAAATCAATCCGCACAGGTCCTCTTGCTTGTTACCAGCCCTGGTTCTCCGGGGCGAGGTTGAAGTCAACGATATCCTGGAATCGCTCTCTGAGGGGTTCGCTGAAGAAAATCGCTGTCAGGATCGAGCAGGAGGACAGGTCCCTCTCCTCCATCACCTGGAGCCGTTCGTCCTCCAGCACTACGTCGGATTTCTCCTCCATGATCTGGTAGATCTGGCTCAGGAGCATATTGTGGGGCAGGCCAATCCTGGCCTGCAGCATATCCAGCTTCTCGCTCGCCGTCCGCATCCACCGCCGCTGGGCGGCAATACCCGGAGGGCGCTTCCGCCTGCGGGGGGCCTCCGGCGGCGTCACCTGCCCCGGCAGGGCCGGAGTCTCCGCCAGAGCGTCCAGCCGCTCCGTCAGCAGCTGCACCGCAGCCGTCAGGTCCGCCAGGGTTTTCTCCGCCGCTGCCGGCAGGTAGCCGCCGGTCTTGCGGATGGAGGGGAGGACTTCGCTGGTCACCCAGCGCTTGAATTTCTTCGCGCCGGGGAGCTTGCTGGAGAGGATCAGGGAGTAGAGGCCGCTTTCGTTGATGATGGTCATTTCTTGGGTTCCGGAGGGGGTCTCTATTTTGGAGACCCCCCTATCCTCTTCATCCACGCGCTTCCTAACAGTATCTGTAGGTTTTTCATAGCCCAGTGCCACGGCCACATCCTTGCCCACCAGCCAGGGCTCCCCGTCGATCTCCACCGAGCGGATTTCCCCGAACTCTGGGCTGTTGAAAACCATCAGCTCACTCATGGGCCGCGCCCCTCTCCTGGTCTGGCCTGTCCTCCTGGAGAATCCTCACCATCAGGAGCAGGTCCCGCTTCTGCTTTTCATTCAGCACCGAAACCAGGTGCCGGGCCTGCTGCTCACTCATGCGCAATCCTCCATTTTCGCTCTCGGCCATTGGATGGCATCCAATGCCTTGACCTGTCTGTCCAGAGCGTCTCGGAGCAGACCCATGGTATCTCCAACTTCTTCTGCGGTCAACTCATCGCTGCGGTCCTTGAGCATAGACATAACACTGCACAAGTTGGCGAGACGCTGCAGGTCGAGTATCACATCGCCCACTACGACCAATGGGGATTTCATATTTTTTGTATTTTCCATAAATCCTCCTTGATTTCCACCAAGAAAGAGGCTATAATTGATTTAACCTCCACTTGGTGGGTGTTAGGGTTCCGGTGTTGACTTTGCGGGTCGCCGGGACCCTCCTTATTTGCCGAGTTCTTCGTCGATTTTTTCGTTGAGCCACTCTGTTTTGGTGCGTTTTTGCTCTTGAAGCTTACTTTCAAACTGTTCCAGCTTTTCACGCTCCAAAACAACACTGAATGTTTTACGGCTCTCACGCCGTGACTTCATATACTCGGCACGGCTTTTATCCGCGATGATTTCCACCTCCTTGTAACGCGTTACAAGTATGCTATCATGTTACGCGTTACTTGTCAAGAGGTATTTTCAAAATCCTCCTGTTGATTTTCACCAGGAGATTGTGGTAGAATGGATTTACCAAACCTCCGGGTGTGGTGTTTAGGGTGCTGGTATGCTTTCTGAGGGCCGCCAGCGCCCTTCCTATTTGTCCAATTCAGCTTTTACAAGACGAATTCCTTTGTTTACAACATCTGTCCTAGTTGTACTGAGTTTCTTTGCACATTCGTCGAGCAAATCCAGTTCTTCTTCACTCATGCGGAGTTGTAAACTCTTATCCCGCTTGCTGGTGCCCTTAATTGGACGGCCAGTTCTTGGCGACATCTTCTCACCTCACTTTTGCCATGGCTTAATAATATATTACGCAGTGGCAAAAGTCAAGAGGTTTTTGAAAAAATTTTCTGGGTTGACAAAGCGGGGGCTGGGCTGGAGAGGATTAGGCTGTATAGGCCGCTTTCGTTGATGATGGTCATTTCTTGGGTTCCCCCAAGGGTGTCACATTTCGTTACCCCCTTATCCTCGTCGTCAACATGGTCTGCCAAAGCCTTGCGGGGGTTGCTGTACCCCA